CTAATGGAATACATGAATCGCTTCTTTCGCTTGCGGTAGATATCGACACGCTTTTCCCGCTTGACAACAATCCGCGGCGAGGCAATGTTGAAGCAATCATGTCGTCGTATGCAGAATTTGGCCAAATCAAACCTATTGTTGTGCGCCCAAACGGAGATGGAACATCAACCGTTATTGCGGGAAATCATCAATTTGAAGCCGCAAAGCGTCTCGGGTGGGACAAGATTGCAGCAGTTGAATATGATGTGGACGACAAGCGAGCAATTGCATTCGCATTAGCAGACAACAGAACCATGGAGCTCGGATATACCGAGCCAGAATTGCTTAATGATTTTGTCTTAGAAATTAGTGATTACTACCCAGAGTTAATGGATGGACTTGGCTGGGATGAATTTGATATTGCTGAAATAGAACAAAAATCGATACGCGAAAACCACCAGGTGGTTGACAGTGGAGAATATAGGCCACCTGTAATCGTCAATCCAAATGCGTCGTTTGATAATCCAGATGATTTGGTTGATGATGAAGAAGATTCTCCAGCATCAATCCAGCCAAGACAATCTGTAGACATGAATACAGTAGAGGTAACCAAAACACGAGATGGTCAGCATCTTTCAGCAAAGGGCGGGGTAGACCAGCGCGATGCTGCTATTCGCGGTTCAACCACTGTTTCACCCTCGTCTGCTCCGCAGGCAGTTGTTCAGTACACACTTGTTTTTGATTCACCACAACAGCAATCTCGTTGGTATGACTTCATTAGGTGGTTGCGCTCTGACCCAGGTATAGATGGCTCAACAACGGCAGAAAGACTGATGAACTTCATTGATGAACACTGCGAGATTTGATAGTTAATAATGACTAGACAGCGACTCTTTTTGGATATGAGCTGTGTTGATGCAGCACGTGAACGCATTCGTCACGTATATGACACGTTCGACACCGTTTGTGTGCAGTTCTCCGGAGGAAAAGACTCAACAGCGGTTCTGTATCTTGCAAAAGAAATCCACGAAGAGCGCGGGCTTGGTCCAGTGAAAGTAATTTTTCGTGACGAAGAAATGGTTAGTCCTGCAGTAGTCAAATATGTAGAACAAGTTCGAAATTATGACTGGGTCGATATGGAGTGGTATTGCTTACCATATCCAGCAGAAGTTTGGGTTCTTGGGCACAGAATAACGACGCTGCTATGGAGTGACCAGAGACGAAAACAGGACCGTCTTGTCAGGGAGATTCCACCATGGGCAATTACTGGAAAACACTTTGGGTTGAATCACGATGTATCGCTGCCAGAGCAGACCGATTACTACACAATGCAGGGAAAGAAGGGAAACGTTGCTTTTCTAACTGGGGTTCGCGCCAGCGAATCAATGGTTCGTTACCGCTCAATTGTCCAAAAGCTTCATGAAAATTACATCGTTACGCCATACAAACTGAAGCGCGGCATACCACTAAAGTTTGCAAAAATAATTTATGACTGGAACACAAACGATGTATTTAAATTTATAATCGAGGAACACGGCGCAGATTACTGTGAATACTATGACCTAGCTGTTGCTACGGGTAGCAACACAAGAATAGGAATACCGCTACACGCCACGGCAATCAGACGGATAGGTGATGTGATTGCAACAGAGCCAGAATTCTACGACCGTCTTTATGAATGCTTCCCATACATTGATGCTCAGCGTAGAGTGTGGCCGGAGTACGACGTAGAAAAAGTTATCGCCTCTTATGCCAAAGACGGATTTGCTGGTGCCTCGGCCTTTATTGATAAATACCTAGTTGGCTCACGCAGGCAGATGGAGGCGCGAGTATTCGTTTCTAAGTTTCGCAAAAAACACTTAACCGACCCGCATGGTTACCCGGTTGCTTGGCTTATAAGGAACTTGATGCTTAACGAAATTGACGTAAACTCACCAACACCAGTCGGGCCAAGAACAAAAGCCCACACCATACGAACAGCGGACCTAGAACAGGAACTTTACGGCGATGGCTATTAATATTGAATATGTAGATATGGACTTGCTCGTGGTTCCAAGTTGGCGCGCAACATATGTCCTCAGACCAGAACTTCTTATCATTTCTGGCTCACTTATGGAGTTTGGTTTCATTCAACCAATTCATGTAAGGCGCTCGTCTAATGAAATAATTGATGGTTCTGAAAGATTTCTTCTTGCAAGCAATATTGACGATATATATGAACAACTTGACGGAAAGATTCCAGTTGTTTTTCATGACGTTAACCAAATAGATGCAATGATTATGCATTTGCGCCTTAATCGTGGGCGCTCAACTGTTGTGGCTGCAAAAACATCGGAAATAATTAGAAAAGCAAAACGCTCCGGAGACTACAGAGATAGCGACTTTAATGAGTTACTTTCAATGAGAAACGAAGAGCTTTCATTAATGCTTGACGGAAGTGTCCTAAAAGCAAGGAAAATCAAAGAACATAATTACGCCAAAGCATGGGTTCCAATAGAGGCTCCATCGTCTCTTCCGGTATCGGACAAGATGGTTATTGAATCTCCGCCAAATCCTGACAGATAAAGAACATTTTTTTCTGCTATATTTTTATAGAGCTTAAGGAGCAACATGCCTGGTGTACGGTACGGCCCTGACATTTCTGATGACGCCGCATATATTCTGAATCAAATTGTCAGCCTCCAAGATGTCGAGGCTGACCTCAAGCGTCGTGGGCGAAAACTTACCGACCGTGACTCGAAGACTTTGGCACGAAACGTAAAAGCAGCTCAAACATTTTTTGGTGTAAGTGCTGCAGACATAAAGAAACGAAAATTCGGTGACATGGGAACACTGGCTCAGTATTCCATGGAGGGAATCAATGTCTCTCGCCGCAAGAGGGGGGCTAACGGTAAATGGGTTTACGCAAAATCGAAGCGTTCAAAACTTGCAAAAGGCAAAGATGGACTTGAGAAACGTTCAGTTGCTGAAGAGCACGTAAAATACAGAGGAGCAAATCCAGGCCGCACGTTTACTAAGGCTGACGACACCAAGGCAGTGCGCAAAAAAAACGACCCAGTTGGTGGTGGAACATACCTTGGAAGGACAAGTCCAAGAAAATTCATGGATGCGCAAAAACGCTTCTATGACCGGATGTCAAAAAAAGGCGCAGTATCTTACGGTAACCAACCGGCAAGAAAAATACGCGGTCAGGACGACCTGGATAAAGTCAATATAGCCAAGCAATATGGCAAAAGCATCCGTCCAAGAATGACAACCTCACGTCCTGGCGGAAGAAGAAAAGCGACCCCAAAGACTCCAGCTCAGTTGAAGCGTGAAAAGACGATTGCAAATGCTGGTCGACGTAGTGGAACTATGAGTACGGCCAAGAAAGCACGTGGGGCAAAAAAGCCAACGAAGCCGCGCAAACGGGCTAAGTAATTTAACTAGCTAGTAAAAATTGATTCCCAATCGCCAAGGTCTACTTCTGCGCCATCACTCGTTGTTTCGTCAATGTCATCTTCATAATAGGCTTCACCCTCTTCGCCAATGCTCTTTTCCATCAGCATTTGTTTGACGCTTTCAACTGGAGAAATTTCAGCCAGAATTTTTCCATCTTTTGTTTCGCCGACGATTCTCATATTGAGAGAACCCATGCACAGAACGGCAATATCCCAAACGAAAAGCACGAACTCTTCGAGTTGCTCTTCATTCTCTAGTTCTTCATTTTCCTCGAAAAAATAGTAAAGAATTTCAGATACATGGTTAATTATGTCAACAACATGTTCTTTTTGTTTTTCCTTAGGAATTCGAACAATTTTTGCTTCCTCGGCCATACCCAGAAGCTAGCACATAGTGTTGGCAAGGGGGATACGTGTTTAATGTTAAAATTTAATATCAGCAATTTATTGCATCATTTGACGAGAGGCCGAGATGCTCGTATCTATTTTTGACATCAAAACATATATGGACATCTCGCTTACTGCGAGGCAAGAAGACGCCGCGACAATGATTCTTGCCGGACTGCAGAGCGAGCTTGAGGGCTATCTAAAAAGACCGATTGAAGTTTCCGAATACACGGAAGAACATCGTCTCACTTCGTCTCACACCGGAATTCCGATGAGCACATTCCTTACAGCAAACGATAATACGTATAACTACGGTTTCGAAAGCAGTCCAAAATACGACATGACCACATGGGCTTCTCCACCCCCAGCAATTTATTTTAAAAATACACCAATATCGTCAATTACGGAAATAAAAGTAAAACCGCTATTTGGTGAAGAGCGAGTTCTTGAAGAAGAGACAGACTATGTAACTCGCCCATATGGGGTTGACTATTATTACGGATACGCAGACGATTTGGTTACAGTAACGTATGAAGCGGGATTGGACGGCTCAACAATTCCGGTGTTTAAGTTGATGATTTTGCGTGCCGCCAGCAGAGAGATGCAAAATATGCACGATGACGTAGTATCCGTTAAAGACCTAAACACAAGGAACACCGGGCCACTGGTTACTGGATTCCTTGATTCTGAACTTATGGCAGTAAGAAAATACCGCAGAGTAAGGGTTTAATGGTGGGCGGAGCTGTCCAATACAAAGTAATCATCAGAATAGATATTGATGAGGCAAAAGACAGGCTCGACAACATGCTTGACCGCATGAACGATTTCGGTCCAATTCTAAGACACGCTGGAGAAAAGCTCGAGCGCGTTTACTCTGAAAACTTTACGACCATGGGAGCAATGTCCGCAAAAGCAATGCTTCGCGGTGCCTGGCCACCGCTTGACCCACAGTACGCAGCATGGAAAGCAATGAGATATCCAGGCGCCCCACCATTGGTGCAGACCGGAGAATTGTTTCGCAGCGTATCCAACTTAACCAAAGGTCCAGTAAATTCAATAAGTGACCACGAAGCAGTATTTGGTGTTGTTGGAAAAATTCCAAAGTTCCATCAATACGGAACTGAAAACATGCCAGCTAGAAAAATAATTTTTGTTCCCAAAGATTTTGACAGAGATATGGGTAAAGCTGTCGCTCGCTATGTCACCGAGGGAAGCAAAATTATATGAGCGATTTAATGAATGGCGTTCACTTTGCAAAAGAATATGTAAATTCATATCTCCAGCAAGACATACCGATAAGACTGGTTAGGTACAGAAACGGCTGGAACCTTCACTCCGGACAACTCCCTGACCCAGAGGACTACCTGGCCCATGAGCCATTGGCCATAGACCATTGGCCTTCGATAATTACCGTCGCTCTATCTACTGGACAAATGGAAAGAATTGGTTTTGCCGGGCCAGACCCCCTGTATCGAGTCTCGTACAACATGAGGACTTACGTTTGGGTTAGAACCGAAGGAACTGCAGAGACGACATTAATGCGAGATAGATTAACAACTGTTGTTCGTTCTGCACTTTTGGACTACCCATGCTTAAAAGCATATGATTCAAGGACTTCTTTCAGGGCACTAATTGACGAATCAACCTTTCGTGAAGAGTTTTCGGACATTACTCTACTCAAGGGTGACCGGTTTATGGCTGGTGCATATATTGGTTATACATTAGAAATTGATGAAGTTGTGACGAGACTTGACATCGGAACCATGGACGAACTTCGTTTGGTTGTTAAATCTGTCTCTTCTGATGGCGCACTTCCATCAATGCTGGACGATGAGAATCAATCGGCAAGCGTTTCGCTTGGTTAGTATCGCTCCAGTATGTTTGGATTTTTCAATTTTAAGTTAAATAGATAGTTGCATAAAATAAACACTCCCTATCTGTACAATTGAAATCAACATACGGGATTCAACCCCAATACCGAATTAGGAAGGTCCTATGCCTGGTGTAGTGATTTCAACTTCAGTAAGAACCGGCCCGTCAACGGCAACGGTTCGGCAGTCTTCGCAGCTCTTCATTGTTGGCCTCGCGGAGCGTGGACCATCAACAGAGGCGGTGCTTGTAGAGAGCATCGCAGAATTCGAAGATGTTTTTGGCCCATACAAGTCAGACTCATACCTTCACCCATTGGTCGAGTGCTTCTTTGAAGAAGGCGGCACGCGCGCATATGTTGCTCGTGCAGTTGGTGCTTCGGCAACAGTTGGTGAATTGACACTTCAGTCTGGCGGCGATGACGCAATGACAATCACGGCAAATGGTGCTGGCGATTGGTCATCAGACATTGAAGTTCAAGTAGAACACCCATCGGGTTCAACATTCAAAGTTAACTTGTTCTTTGAAAATAGTCTTGTCTACACAACCGGAACAGTTTCATCCGTTCCGCAGGCTGTAGGCAGAATCAATTTGAGCGCAGTCGCATCGAGATATGTTGTTGCTTCAGTTGATGACGAAACACTTATCCCAGCCGTTCTTGCAGCCACAGCTCTTTCAGCTGGTGATGCAAATCAATCATCAGTAACAGATTCCACATATACAAGTGCTCTTGAGCTGTTTAATGACGCACTTGGAACAGGTGCTGTTGCATGTGCTGATTCTTACTCGAACACAATTAGCGCAAACCTGGTTACACATGCAAATGCGTACAGCAGAATCGCTCTTCTGTACCCAGCAGAAAATGCAACTGCCGCAAACGCAAAGACACTTGCAACAACTATCCAAGCAGCAGACCATGCAGAACATGCAGCCGTTTACCATCCTTGGGTGCAAGTTCCCACAACGGTTGCCGGTGTTACTCGTTTCATTCCGCCAGTTGGATATGTTGCTGGTAAGCGTGCAAATGCACACAACCAAACAGGTCCACATCTACCAGCCGCTGGTTTGATTTCTTCCGCACGATTCGTGAGCGGATTGAAGACAGACATCAACAAGACAGTTGGCGATGACCTAGATGAGTACTCAGTAAATGCACTCAGAATTATCCAGAACACGGTTCGTATCTATGGTGCGCGCTCATGTTCATCAGACACAGACAACTTCCGCTACATCACGCAGCAAGATGTTGTCAACTCAATCGTGTCAGAGTGCTACAGAAGCCTTGAGGACCTAGTGTTCAGCCCAATTGATGGCAGAAACACAATCTTCGCAAACGTCGAGGCTCGCCTCGTTGTAATTCTTGCAGCAATGCGCGACCTTGGTGCTCTTTACCCAGCGTTCGACGTAAATGGCAAGCAACTCGACAACGGTTACACCGTAAAGTGCGATACATCGATTAACCCAGCGTCACAACTTCAGACAGGTCTCGTCAAGGCGAGAGTCGGTTTGCGAGTAAGCAGCGTTGGTGACCAAATCGAAATCGATATCGTCAAGTCCAACCTAACCGCGTCAGTGGTATAACGGAGGAATAAACAATGGCCAAAATAGCACAGCGTCAAGTACTTGCGGAAATTTTCCCAAGCAACTTCGCCAACAACGCCAAGCAGCAGACAAACGTTCAGACGAACTTGCCTAAGTGGACAAACTTCAAGTTTGCCCAGGTGTCGGGTGGCGAAATCACAGCCTCTGTAGAAAAAATCTACGAGGGTGGAAAGTCTCGCCCAACAGTTCTGTGCGCTCCTTCTGAAATAGGTGACATCACCTTGACAGCCCACTACGACGACGATAACGTCGCAGCCGATAATGCTGCAGGTATTGCGGCAAAGATTCAGACGCTGCGCAAGTATGTCGGTGTTGCTTACTACAACATTACGGTATCTACTTACGACTGCGACATCAAGGACCCAACAAACGACCGCTACTACTACGATGCGCTGTTGGTTGGTATTACGGAGCCAGAGGGCGACTCGTCCTCGGGTGCTCCAGCTACCTTTGCTTTGACTTTCGCAATCTCAGACGTAACGTCAACATCTCGCTAAATTTGCTAGTTGCGCCACGAGGCGCACTGGTGTGATAGTTTCTCATACATGAGCGACAACACACTTTACACATCAGACGAAAACGAGCCAGCACGCAAGAAGGCAACAAAGGATGCTCAGTCATCCGGCCTTGTGCAGACCAAGGAAGAGTCACAACTAGAGCGTCTTCGCGCTGTGGTGAAGAAGAAGGTTGAACGTTCCTACGTTCTTATCCCTGTTCCGGAACGACCTGGCGTGAGCATCAAAGTGAGCCCAAATATCACGCAAAGCCAAATGAAGAATTGGCGCAAAAATGCAGGTGAAGATTCGCGCAACGGTCTCGATGCAACAAAGTTTGCTTGCTTGGTTATCGGTCACACCGCAACCGGAATCTTTATTGACGACGAAGAGGTGTTTGACGAAAATGGCAATTTCTTGAATTTCGCACATCCGATAATTCTCGAAATGACAGAGGCAGCACGCCCTGTTCCAGACGCAGTTCGTGCGATGTTTGGCGTTGACCCACACGTGGAGTCTGCAGCACTTGCAATTCTTGATGCCGCTGGATATTCGGATACGGTCGCAGCAGTGGACCCTACGAAGGAGTCTTCAGCGAATTAGTTGAAGATTCCGCAATAAAGTCAGCAGCTCGACTCGGTGAGCTGTTCCACACAAATCCGCTAGACCTATTGGCTGTAGAGGATGTTGACTGGTTGATGCTTTTGGCCTGTGCTAAAGTTATATCTAACGACCGCGAAGAGCAAGAGCGTAAGTCGAAGACTCAGAGGTAGTACGGGAAACCCCAGAAACCCCATAGCTCGGCAGTTCCTTACACTCACGTGACTTAAAACTCACCTGGAGCAGTAATGGCCGACGAGACAGTCAATATAAAAATAAAGATTGATGCGAAGACTCGTGAACTTCGCAAGGTCATGGCTGAGCTTGGCGCGCTCAAGAAGATGGAGCGCCGTTTTGCTAGCGGTAGAACCATTGAAAACTACGCCCAATCCACCACTCGAAGTATTTCAGGTATGGCGTCAAAGTGGAAACGCAGTTTCGATGAAATAGATGCTGCCACAAAGATGACTGGAAAGTTTCTTGGTGGCTTCTTGAAGCTCGCCATTAAGAGCGTAATTATAGAAATGGCGCTACTTTCAGCAACAATGATTGGAGTTCACGCACTCTTCAAGGCTGGTCAATTCTTGGTCAAGGCGTACCAAGGAGCTATGCAGTTTTTAGCCGGTGGGGCTGCCGCAGCTGCGATGGCAATAGGAACAGTTGCTGCAGCAATACGTGAGCAGCAGGCAGCAATGTTTGCATATAGAGGAAAGGGAGCAAAAGAGTTCGGTTCATCCATGAATCAAACGAGAATGGCAATGCGAAACCTTCAATCAGATGTTTCGCTTGCAGGACTTGGTGTCGATTCGCTGAACAAGGCATTTGGCGTTATGTCTAAGACCATGAATATGGCGCAGATAAATGCGAGCAATAAAACAATCCGAGCTTTGATGGATTTTGGTTCAGCAGGACAGGACCCAGCAAAAGCTGTTGAACAAGTTGCCGCAGTAGTCGCTGCTCTCTCTGACCAGAAAAAGGGAATCGGCGATGTAATGGCCGAAGCAAAAAAACTCGGTCCAGAAATGCAAAAAGCACTGAAAGATGCGAATATTAAAACGAAAGACCAGTTTAAAGAGCTTTTATTTTCTGGAAAGCTTGCTGAAAAAGGAGGTGTTGCTGGACAGTTTGAGGCAGTAAACAACACACTCATCGGACAACTTAAAGCATATTTCGGAGTAATTCGTAGCGAATTTGCAGACTTCGGCGACCAGTTCCTTGAGCCAACCAAAAAAGCATTTGAAGAAGTATTTGGGATTATACGAAGAGACCTTGCTCGAGCAAGCGCAGCAATTGCCGGAGGTCCTGGATTCGATTCATTTACCGGTGGTTTTGTAACGGCAATAGACAAGCTGTCCAACTGGATGGTCACGATGTTGCGGGAGTATTTACCAAAAGCACAAGGAATGTTTGAAAGAATGGGCAATTGGTTTTCTAACTTCCGCCGTGGTTGGAACTTGCTTCTCGATAAGCTACGACCTCTCATAGATGGCGCTAGAGTTTTGTACAAAGCATGGGACCCAATCTGGGAAGCCATTAAGCGTGGCGCAGACAACCTTACTCTTTTCAGAGAATTGATTATCAAGAATGAAGACAGTGTTGCCGAATTTGGGCAGCGCATAGGCGACTTGATTGACAGCTTGGCTAAATATTTCATGAACATGAAAAAAATGTTTGCTGACATGGCTCCTTTTATAAACGACCTTCTCGCCGGAGTAAAAATGATGTTCGACCTTTTGTCGAAAATGCAAACTCTCGGTGCTGGAAATGGTCTTGCGTCCGCCCTTGCGCCTCTATTTGGTTTTGCTATAGCGGCACGAGGAATGAAGAGCGTTAAGGGCATGATGATGCCTGGCGTCGGCGCAATGAGTACCCAGCAAATGAACGTAACAGCAGGAACAGTAAATGTTGGAAGTGCTGCACTTACAGGACCAACTGGCCCTTCGGAAATGTCAAGACTCGCCAGCGGAGGAAGGGCTGCAGCTGTCAGTGGTTCGCCGGAAGCAAAAAAGGGTCTCGCCTCAGGACTGGCTACTGCTGGTATGGCATCGAAAGCTGGAGGTTCACCGAAAGAATTTCCAGGAGCTGGCTCCATTACTCCATCCACCGGATTCTTTCAGGCCCTTGGCATAGGGTATCGAGAGCCAACCAATAACGGGATGGCAGCAGCAACAGCCCGAAGGATTGAGGGATACGCACGGCGTCGCGATGCTGCGCTCGGGTTTACAACTGGCCCTGGCATTGGTTCGCGAATTGGTGCATCAATCATGGCACGCACTAGGGACTATGCATCAGCAGCAGCAATGACCCCGGCAGAAAGGGGTGGTCTCAGCGCATCAGAATATGCCGCTGGCGGAGTTGGTGGTGGCGCTACATACGGAGAAGCAATGCGCAACTCAATGACGAGGGCCGGAGCGCATGTTCGTTATGGGGCACTTGCAGGAGCCGA